TGTTTTTATTTTTGATGCTAAACTATACTCAATCATTTATTAAAAATAAGATATTTTCAATCCAATTCAACAATTTCCACAACTAATTTCGTATTACCTCTTACAACTCTATGCCAAACAAATTTGGGTATAAAAATTTCTTGATCGGATAGTAATTTGTTTGGCAACTCATCTTCAAATTGAAATAACCAATCTTCACCTTCAATTACTTTAACTTTTCGATCTTTTAGATCTTGATGCCATTTTAATTCTTCTACATCAACATCAGGTAAAAAAGTTCTTATTACTTTTCCGTATTTTTCTTCTTGTTCAAATGGAAATTCCATAAAATATTATAACAGGGTTTATCACCAAGAATTTTTTGATGATAAACCTAATTGTTTTGCATATCTACCCACATTACAAGACCAATAACCCGCAGTTGTTCTATCTTTTTTTTCTGAACATTTGTGTCTTGCCCTAAATGATTTTGCCGCCTTTTTATTTGAGTTTTTTACTCTTAATCCAGGATCTCCAAAAGTAACTTTTTTAATTCCACCTCCAGGTTTTCTAACATAAACTGCGAATTTTTTTGGTCCACCAGGTGTTCTGAAAGGTTTTCCTAAATTAACATTTTTTCCTTTATGTTTAGCTTCTTCTATGATTTCTTCTTCAGTCCAAGATTCTAAAACGAATGGAGCATCCAAATAAATGAGTTCACCATTATATTTTGTTTTGGAACCTAAATCAGATTCAATCATTTGTTGATCCTCTTCATTGATCTCAATCAATTCATTTTCCCAAAGTTCCCTTACTTCATTTATCAAATCAAAATAAGACTGAGAATATACTCTGAAAATATTATTTGTCAGAGAAAGATCGTTATCAATATGGTATTTTAGTGCTTCAGAAATTTGCACGTTCTCTCTAAGTACTAAAGTAGGTTCTTTATAACTTTCTAATACTTCTAATATTAAATCTTTCAAATCTTCCATAAAATTACTTTATAGAACCATTTTCAACTGAATCGACAGTTAGAATGATTGTATCATTTTTTATAATTTCGGTAGTATCTGATGTCATAGAAGTATCCGAAAATGTTTGATTAATTTGGTCAATTATTGATCCAAAATCAATTGAATCTTCAGAAATATATCCTTTCTTGACTGCAAAAATAGTTCCTCCAATTAAAAGTAATGAGAATACAATAACGATCGGTTTTTTTCCACTCAACTTAGTCATAATAGGTAATAACTTACTAAATAAATTTTTCATCTGTTTTTTATTTGAATTTTATTTTCCAATAAATACCTCCATTTACATAAGGTGAAAGATTATTTGACGTAACTCCAGCACCTAATTGAAAAACTTTATCTTTTTTTGTCTTCAAAAGAATNGANCCTCCAATACTATTAACAAATTCGGGTTGAGATAATTGAGTATTAAAACCTAAATAAACCTGTGTCTTCGGTAATTCTTTAACAATCTTTGTATCGGTTATTATTTTTTCTCTCACATCCGCACTAAATGATCTAAATAAAATTTTATTTTGATAAATTGTATCAGATAAAGAAACAAAACCTAAGCTATCAGGTAGATTCAACGTATCTTTATAAACATTTTTCGAGTAAAAATCTTTAAGTATTTCTGAAGTATCTACTTTTTGAGGTACTTCAACATATATTGTCGTGTCTTTAATAATTGTCTCACCTGGTTTAGTTACTACTACTTTTTTAGAAACGTATTGAGTGTCAATTTCCCATTTCAAAACCTCGTAAGGTTTACCATCAACTTTAATTATTTCAGGTTTTTTTCCTGGAGTACATTTATCAAATACGATGATACCTATCAAAATTACAATTAGTATGTTAGGTAATGTTAAAAGTTTTTTCATAGTTAGAAGTTTAACCCTAATCCGACCTGTGAGTATCTTCTTAGAGGATCTGTGTCAAATTTTAATGTTATATTTTTGAAGTCATGCATTGCACCAAGTTTGATAGAGGTGAATTCCGAATTTGATTTTGGAAAAGTTATATCCCCAACATCGTCACTACCTCTCCACAACACTTTTTCATTCCCAAAACCAATAAGACCGTGAATACCCGTCCTTCCAAATCTTTTACCAGCACCTAAATAAATAGATTTCATTTTTATGAGATCATTCTTCAAAGGAAAATCCACTCTATCGATTGTTCCAAATGGAAAAAATGTAGACCTATCCATTTCGTAAGTTGATGTGAAATCCATAATAAAATATCCTTTATTACCTATTGTGAAAAACCCTCCTACTTGTTCATTTGTTGTTCTGTGGAATCCAAAGCTGATAATTGGTTTTTTTCCTCTAATGGTATCTCTTTTTCCATCTTCGTAAACATAAATTCTAGCTGGTTGTCTATATCCCCAAGAATTATAATACCAATGAGGTGAATAAAAATCCCATCCAAAGGAAGGTGCTCCCCATAGATCCCATCTGTTCCATCCCCAACCCCAGTTATTCCATCCCCAAGGATTATTATTAATTATTATGTTTGATCCTGGTTTATTTGATTGTGGTCTGTTAAATTCTCTTGACGGAGTGTTTCTCCAANAACTTGATTCACTTCTTGGTGATACAAAAGAACCTGATGATGATATTGAGGGGGGGTTAGATCTCCACGATGAAACTTGAGAAAACGAGAAAATTGGGAAGAGTAAAAAAATGAATATAAACTTTTTCATAACTCGATTTTTTATAAATATTAAAAAAATCTATTAAAAATTAAATGAGATAATAATATTTATAGTTACCAAGATACTAATCAAAATTTAAGATGAAGAACCTATCAAAAGAAGAGTTACTGAGTAGGATGGAAGCCATTAATAGAAGTAATGCTATCATATACTTCGATCTTACTGGAAAAATTTTAGGTGTTAATGCAATTTTTTTACAATCAATGGGGTATGGTGTTGATGAACATGCCGAAATTATTGGTAAACACCATAGCATTTTTGTATGTGAAGATTATGCGAGGTCATTGGAGTACGAAAAGTTTTGGGATATATTAAGAAGTGGTAAATACTATCAAGGAGAATTTGAAAGAAGAAAAAGAGATGGTAGTCTTATCAACTTACAAGCAACATACAATCCCATTTATGATGAGAGTGGTACAATTACCAAAGTAATGAAAGTCGCTACTGACATTACTTCAATTGTTAATAGTAAAAAACAAGTCGACGCAATTAACAAAAGTACCGCCACCATTACTTTTGATATGAAGGGTTTTATTTTGGATGTAAATTCTATTTTCTTAGAAACAATGGGATTCAAATCCAATGAAAAAAATCAAGTTGTTGGAAAACACCATAGTATTTTTGTTAGTTATGAGTATTCAAAATCCGATGAGTATACTAAGTTTTGGAAGAACTTAAATAATGGTAAGTTTTTAGATGGGATATTTGAAAGAAAAAAAGTGGATGGGTCAACAGTCTATTTACAAGCAACCTACAATCCTGTCTTTGATAGTAAAGGAAACGTTACAAATGTAATTAAAATTGCTACTGATGTTACTGAAGCAGTCAATAGTAAAAAACAGATAGATACCCTATCAAAAGATTTACAGATTGAGTTGGATAATTCTAAAAAACTCAAAGATGCAATTGAAGTAGAAAAAAACGTTGCGTTGAACGACCTGGATATACTAATGAAAAGAAGTCAATCCGAGTTAATCAAGGTTATTGTAATGGTTGCATTAATAGTAATTGTTGGTGTTGGAGTTATTACAACTGTCCTGTATTGGATGGCAATGGTCACGGGTAAAGACACACAAATAATCGGTTCTACTTGGTCAAATATGTTTAGTGTATTATTGACAAATGCGTTTTCAATAGTCGGAACAATTATGGGTATAAAATATGCCACCCAAGAAGGTGGTAAAGAAAAAAAATAAAATTAACTAACAATGAAAAAATCATTATTAATTCTTGGGTTATTTCTTTTCTCTTGTAATGGAGAACCTCAAAAAGTTGATGTCAAAGATAGTATTATTGTTGAAGTTCCTATAGTTGTTGAAGACACTATACCATCTTCAGAAGAAGCATCTGATTCTATGAAAGATGCAAGAATAAAGGCAAAAGACAGTATTAAAACATCATTAGGTAAATGAAGGATTTACTAATTAACTTTTAACCCCTGAAAATCAGGGGTTTTTTTATTTTTTTTATTCGAAATAAAATATTTATCTTTGTCAAATTATGGAAATCTTAAACGAAGAATTATCAAGAATCAAATCCGTTATGGGAATCAATGAACAGGAATTACCTGTAATGGATACCAATTTGGACAAAACAATAGAGATACTCAAATATCTAAAATTATATAAAGGTCCAATAGAAAAGATGTTGATGGATCTTTCTCAAAAAGCCAAGAAACAAATTATTGATTTTGGTCTCTTAGAACGAGGATTGAGAAAATCTTTACTAAAAAAAGGAGATAAGAAGAAAAATGTTGAGTCTTACTTTTCAAAAGTACTTTCATCATTACAATACCGAGATAGGTCAGGATATGGTGTAGAACCTGATTTTGAAGATTATGATTTTGAAGAAGAAGAACCGTCGATCCTTTCAAAAAAAATTTATAAAAAAGAACTTTTTGAACTACAAGTAGAATTACTGAAATTACAAGAATGGTTAAAAAAGACAGGTAAAACCGTTATCATCGTATTTGAAGGACGAGATTCTGCCGGAAAAGGTTCTTCTATTAAAAAGTTTACTGAAAATCTAAACCCAAGATATTATAACGTTGTTGCTCTTGGTATTCCGACTCCTGAAGAAAGAAAGTCTTGGTGGGATCGATATAAAAAAGAAATTAAACCAGGAATGATCAATCTCTTCGATAGAAGTTGGTATAATAGAGGATTGGTTGAGCCTGTGATGGGGTATGGTTCTATGGAAGAGTATGAAGATTTTATAGAAAATGTTGCAGACTTTGAAAATGATTTGGTAAAAGAAGGAGATTATTTATTTAAGCTTTGGTTTTCAATAGATAAAGAAACTCAAAAAAGGAGATTTGATATAAGACAAAAGTCTCCATTGAAATACTGGAAATATTCTCCGAACGATTCTAAAATGCAAGACCTATGGGATAGGTTCACAGAATTCAAAGAAAAATTATTCGATAAAACCTCAACATTAAATCATCCGTGGGTTATTGTTGATGCTGAGGACAAGAGAATCTCGGGGTTGAATTCAATCAGGTATGTTTTACAAAACATACCTTATGAAGGTAAAAATGAAAAGGTTCTTAACGTAGAATATCCTGAAGTAGTCACTGTTTTAAGACCTCAAAATTAAAAAATATTCTAAAATAGATAGTATTTATTTGAAAAAGTAAATTACTATGATATTAAAATTAGGATCTAAAGGTGAAGATGTTAAAACACTTCAACAAAAATTAGGGATTACACCTGATGGTGATTTTGGTAAAAATACTGAAGAGACAGTTAAAAATTTTCAATTAAAAAACGGATTAACTCCTGACGGTATTGTTGGGGACTCGACTTGGAAAAAAATAATTGGGGAACAATCCACCCCTCAGGCCGCTCCTCAAGTTGCCCCTCAAGTCAGTGGTCTAAAACTTGACAAACTCAAGGGTCATATACCCGATTCAGTGATCTCACAAATACCTGAGACAGCGGCTAAATTCAAGATTGACACCGCACTTAAGTTGGCTCACTTCTTAGCTCAATGTGGACACGAATCAGGAGGTTTTAAGGTAGTTAATGAAAATCTTAATTACTCATCAGATGGTTTGAAAAAAATATTCCCTAAGTATTTTCCAGGAACACTNTCAGAATCCTATGCAAGACAACCTGAAAAAATTGCATCTAGAGTTTACGGTGGAAGAATGGGGAATGGTGTGGAAGATACTAAGGAGGGATTTAAGTTTCGTGGTCGCGGATTTATTCAATTGACCGGAAAAGATAACTATACCGCATTTGGAAAGGCAATTAATGAAGATGTTGTGTCAAATCCTGATTTAGTGGCAACAAAATATCCATTATTATCTGCGGCTTGGTTCTTCAGTAAAAATTGTTTATCTAAATGTGTTGATGCGTCTGATGCTAGTGTAACTTCAGTAACAAAATGTGTAAACGGAGGTACGATTGGTTTGGAGGATAGAAAAAAACATTTCAAAGAATATTATTCTTTGTTATCCTAAAAACTTTTCATAAATTCGAATACCAAAATGCAAAATTTAACATACAAAAGTGAATTTATACCTGAAGTTCTAATTTCAATAGTATTATCTGACAATCCTAACTATGAAAAATTAGAACCTATATTTAAGGAATTAGGGTATGGATTTATGGTACCAAATCAAAATCTGATTATCATTGATGGGGAACAATTAATCAATAATTTCGACTCTGATGTATTAAAATTTATTGAGGCTCACGAAATTTCTCATATTATTATGGGTCACGATAACGATAGAAATGAAGATGATGAAATTGATGCGGATTTAGGTGCTTACTTTTTGTTAAAAAAACATAATAAATCATTATCACCATTAATTGATAATTTTTATGATAGACACGGTATCGAATTTGACGAAAAACTTCTAAAAAGAGTTGAAGGATATTTTGTGTGATCCCTATGATTTGATTGTTTTATAAAATTGAATTATATTTATTCACATCACTCTCAGAAGTGTTCTCATATATCCATTCCAAAAGACCCGAAAATTAATTTTGTCGGGTCTTATTTTTTTCTTATATTTGCATTATGAAACTAATATTATTTTTATCTATAGTATGTTTCTTATTGCTATGGCTGTCGTTTGAAGTATGGAGATCTCCTCTTCTTGATGATAATTACAGGGTAATAAGAAAAGAAAAAACATTCAAAGATCTTATTAAAAAGTTAAAACTATGGAAATAAAATTTGCAGATACATTTGGTGAATCAATTAAAAGATTGATTTGGCATCAGCATCCTGTCTATAAATTCTATGAATTGTTTAGATATAAACTTCCACAGTTCTTCGAAAACATATGGTTCTTCAGAAAACAACTTTGGGAATTTAGGTCTTGGGATTATTCGTTCAATCTTCAATTCTTCGGACGAACTTTAGAAAAAACTGTCAACACAATAGAATTTCACGGATACGAAGTAGATATTACAAGGTTAAAGAAAGTTGAAAAAATGAAACGTGTTATTGAATTAATCAATAACATTCGTACCGATTCGTATATTGAAATGGCTGAAAAGAAACTTGGTGAAATAAAACACATTGATTGGAATTTTGAACTCGTAAAGGATAATCCTGAACTATATCAATTGGTTGATAACCATAGTGCAGAAGAAGCCGAACACAATAGAAAAGTTTATAAATTGGCGGATGAGATTGAAAATCAGGAATGGAGCGAACTTTTTTCAATTTTGAAGGGACAAGATATGGAGGAGTATAGAAAATTATTTGATTCTCTAACTGATAATAACAAAAAAGGGAATCTGTGGTTAGAATGGTATGATGGTAGTGGAATGAAACATTGGTGGGACTAATTATTAAAAAACATTTTATGGTTGGAATTATTATCTTTATCTTTGCAATATCTCTTTCACTTGCTTGGTTATGGGCTGGCGGGATTGATTATATGAAAAAAAATCATCCTGATTACAAGGGGGAAGACTTCCTGAATTGGACTGAGGATGAAAAAAACGACATTTTATGAAAATAACATTCATCAGCGACACTCACAACAAACACAAACATCTTACAAGTAATGCCTATGGTAACATACTTGGAAGTGGTGATGTACTTGTTCATGCGGGAGACATTTCAAGTATGGGTAAAACCCACGAAATAAAAAACTTCTTGGATTGGTTCTCAAATACTGACTTTACTCACAAAATATTTATTGCGGGTAATCACGATTGGGGTTTTGAACTCCATAATGATATTGCGCCTGAATATAAAGAAAAAGGGGTTCATTACCTTTTCGATAGTGATGTCGTAATCGATGGAGTTAAGTTCTATGGTAGTCCTTGGCAACCTGAATTCTACAATTGGGCATTCAATCTACCAAGAGGGGAAAAACTCGCTGAAAAGTGGGCTTTGATACCGAACGATACTGATGTATTAATTACTCACGGTCCAGCATATGGAATGCTCGATTGGCTTCCTAGTGGAACATTAGTTGGTTGTCAAGATTTATTTTATAAAATAATGGAGATACAACCTAAGATTCATGTTTGTGGTCACATACACTGTGCTTACGGACAAAAGTATTTTAATGGTGTTGAGTTTTTGAATGTTTCAGTGTTAGATGAACAATACCAACACCATAACAAACCAATCTCTTTGGAATTTGATAACAAGGAGAAAAAAATTGTGGAGTATTATTTATAAAAATTGAACTTATGACAATACTAGGACTTAGAATAAATTTTGTCTTCAGACATAAGTTTGAAAAAGACAGAGGAAAGATTGATAAGATTCTTTATTGGAGACAATATAATCTTGGTATTTGGTTCAAATCCTATAAAACGGTTTCAAAACCAAAAGATGGTCCTGCAGTAATCGGAAAAAATGGAACCACATCGAGAAGTTTTCTCTTTGGTGTTGATTTATTAATTTGTAAATTTTGGATTAACATTTGTCATAGACCTTATACATTTCAAATAAATGAAAAAGATTAACGACGGACACTACTTAGAGTTGATGGATAGACTTTATATGGAAATATGTACCATAGAAGATCATTTATTGGGTCATCCATTAACAAAAAAAAATAAAAAAGTAAAAAAATTAATTGACAAGGCAGGTATGTGTCTAGCGGAGGCGTATCAAATTGTTGGTGACGAATCATTCAAAAATGATGAGAGAAATGGTATACAAAAAGTTATATTTAGACGACGTAAGAACACCAAAAACTGAGGGTTGGGATATTGTTCGTAGTTACGATGAATTTGTAAACTACATCGAGACAAACGGAATACCTGATGAGGTATCATTTGATCACGATTTATCGAGAGAACATACAAAATATTATTTTGATAATGGAGGACATTCAAATCCACCAGATCCTTTAGGTGTTGAATTCAACGAAAAGACTGGGTATGACTCAGCAAAGTGGTTGTGTGAGTATTGTTGGACTAATGGCATTCCTTTACCTAAATGGAATGTTCATTCTGCCAACCCTGTAGGAAGAGATAATATTATTCACTTACTAAAAAACTATGAGAGTAAATTGAATTATTAGAATGGCCTTTGAGAAAAAACCCGAACCAAAACCTGACAAGTGGGAGGTAATTTATGAAGATGATGAGTGCATCCAAATTTGGAGATATAATTCCAAAAAAACAACTTTTGGTCCTGTAGATGTTGAAACAAAATGGAAAAAACAATTTAACCCGTGGGAAAAAAAGAAAAAAACTTTAGGGGATTTGGCTAAAGAAGATAAAAATAAAAAGACTAAATAGTCTTATCGTAATTTCCAATTAGAGTCAAAGGTTTTGGATTACTTATTGCATTCATAATTTCCCTTTCAACTTGATTTGNAGGAAACTTATAATGAACTCTTATAAGATTTATATTATTTTTTTTACAGAATTCATTTTTTATTTGATCATTTTCTTTAGTAACCTCAAATTTCTCACCACCATATTTTTTACTTGGTCTAAAATGTTGATCTCCGTCGAATTCAATGATTGTGTTTATCTCAGGTATAAAAAAGTCAAACCTTAATGGTCTACAATATTTACCCTTTTTTGTGTTGGTACAATTTTTGAATATCTTCTCTCTATTCAAACAGTTCTTAGATGAGATACAGGATTCATCAATTAATCCATTATCTATTAATATTTTCGCAATTTGTTTTTCACCTGAAAATTCTCTTTCTTTAACAAAATGTGATGTGATTTTATCATAAAACTCTTTTCCTCTTT